TGCCTGATGATCTTGGTACATAAACGCTTTGATCGGGTCTCCCACTAGAGCATTCATGTTCTCGCTTACCGGATCGGTAGGCTTCATGTCATCTTCAGTAGGTACGAGCTTGTCAGCGTTCTTAATACCTAAGACCTCAATCATCTGGCGATGAAGTTGTGGGAGATCATAGATTTGTGGGGTGGCCTGCGCCATCTGCAACACGGTTTGATATTGGACCACTCGCTGGGCCATTGTGCTGCTGTTGGGATCACTGACGGGAATTACTTCCACCATGGCATAGTCGGCGCGTCGCGCGCGGGGTTCACCACGATCAGGCACGTACATATACTCTTCTGGCGCGTACTCAGCAATGATCTTTCTAAGGAGTTTAAACTCCTGCTTCATCGCGTAATGGACACGGGATTGCACCGCTGCCATCGGCTTGAGAGTACGCTCTAGTAGAGCGAGTGTTGTTCCGACAGGCGCATTAGCGCTCATGTCAGAGATGTTCATATCCGAGATCGCCCCCAAACGTCGGCCTTCTTCGGTGATCTGCTTCAATAATGCAAGAAGTGTTTGGCTAGGCTCTTTGTATGGCAGCGGCATAATATTGTCGCGGATGCTGCCAGACGGTACATCTACATCACGGAACTCGCCGGGACCAATCGGTGTGTCGTCGCCCTTAACTCGTAGTCCGCGAGATTTGAGACCACCGGGGAGATTGGATAGGCTTCCAGCGTCCACGAGCTGACGGATAAGGCTAGTGCCAGCTTTAGCGTAACCACCAATAATATGAATGAGGCCGAGTCCATAGAATCCAAATCCGGGGACGTACACATAGTGCACGAAATGTTGACGTTTTAGTGTCAAAGGATCGTCAGGGTTCCAGTTGCGGCGTACCGCCAGTACTTCACCTGTACCCTTTTCAAGCGTTACTACATAAGGCCTGGCTATCTGTAGACCGTCGTAGTCTCCCTCTTCGTCTGCGCCATCAATACCGTCAATAATCAGGTCAGCGTGGACCTCAAGTATTGTGTAGCGATCGTCAGAAGTAAGAGATATACCTGACTGCTCGGCTTTCGCCTCTTCTATATCGCTAAAGAACGAAACTGGGTCGCCTAACTCTACTTCTCTGTAGAATCCAGCGGCCTGTAGCTTGATTAACTCGTTTTTTGTCTTGCGCATTACATGCGTAACACGCTCCGCAGACTCAATATTAGAGGCTCCGTAAGGGACAATTACGTCTTCAGCAGGGATATATAAGGCTACTTGACGGCCCAAATTGGGGTCAAAATACACCTTTTTGAAGGCTGAACCGGCCAATCCGAGGCTATATAGCATACGCTCATGTTCGGGGCGGTATTCTACCATAACCTCAGTTAATTCATAGTTCATATCCGTTTTTACACGGAGGGCTGCATCTTCCTTATCCTTAGTGGCCTCACCGAGAATCTTAGTCTTTACAGGGCCAGCAGCGGGGAATGTCTCGCTCATAGCTTCGGCTTGGAAACGGATAGCGGCTTCCGCCAAAATGTTGCTATATACGCCACAAGAGTTTTCCCAAGGCTCAGTACGCTCTTCGTAGTTGAAGCCTATGACATCGAGACCCTTCACGTAGCTATCAGCCCAGTCACGGCGGGCAGACATATCCCCTTCTATAGCCTCACACAGGTCACCAGAAATTTCCTGTAGCTGTTTGTCATCGAGATACTCAGCGAGGTTTGCGTCGAATGGCGCCATGTCCGCGTCTTCAACTTCTTCACCAAAGCTAATCTCAACGCTGCCGTCTTCAAGCTCTACCATCACGGGCAGGTCGCCTTCAGTAACAACATCAATGCCAACCATAGCTTCAGGGGCCATCTCTTCGCCCATCAACTCTCCGTCAATGCCTTCAGGCATTCCGTACAAACCTTTCTCAATAGCCATCTAAATATCCTCTTGGCCCCACTTCCCTATCGGGCACTGGGCTTTTGTAAAAAACACTTTAATAGGCATTATGCACCCGCATTTCTTACACTGGTTAATTTTCTGCCTGAACTCTGGACACTCCGCGCACACGTTTAGTCTTCTGCCCGCCATCTGTTTAACTTCAGGCGAAAACAAACGGAAATTCTTTCTTATCCAACTCTCGGACTTAGGGTCTATCTTATCCATTAGTAATACCCACTCCGGCGGCGGTACATTGGGTCTTCTTCCTCTTCATCCGAAGGCAACCTTATGAATCCACCTTTCCTGAACCGCATCATTGCTAGAGACACGGAGTCCACATAGTCATCATGCTCGCCTGCGGGAAAGCTAGCAACCTCATCAATTACTTCTTCCGCCCACTGTGTGTTAGGCGCCCAGACCATCCCCGAAGCGAACAGGTCTGATACCGCATTCAATCTGCTTATCTTGTCATTACCCCGCGTCGGAGTGTACTCCTGTACCGGGATGCCCATCGCCCTAAGCTCATAGATCAGAGGCGATCCTGATGCCTTCTTCTCGACAATCAGCGCGTCTGGCTCCCAGCCGTAGTACTGATCTACCGCCGTCTTCTTCAGCGTCGGGAACTCCATCCGCTCCCTGTACGCGTTGAGCAATATAATGTTAGCCCTGTTCACGCCTTCCGCGTCGGGCTGGTAGAACACACCCCACGTTGTACACGCAGAGTAGTCCGACCTGTTAGTCTTCTCGAACGCCGTATCCCAAGACTGCAATATAAAGTCTACGTCCGGTGGGTCCTCTTTCTCCCACGTCTGCCACCAATCTCGCTTGATGATGGCTGATGTCTCGGATGTCGGCTGCTGCTGGTACTGCGCCATCCACTTACTGTTGGGCAGTTCTTCCTTCAGCGCACTAAGTTCTTGCAACGACCAAAACTCAGGCCACAGCGGATTACCCGATGGCATAAGTGCAGGAAATTCAATAACTTCCCAGTCATCCCCACCTCGCTGGGCCGATGACTTAAGCACCCTCGCTGTCAAATCCCTGAGCGACCAGCGCGTCATTACTATGACGATAGCTCCGCCCGGCTGTAGACGCTGACGAGGACCCGAGGTGTACCACTCGTATGTCTTGTCGTATATCTCTGGACTGTTCTCAGCCAGAGCTGCCTCTTGTTCCGAGTGGGGGTCATCAATAATCAGTAGGTCCGCGCCCTTACCGGTTACCGCACCGCCAACACCGATAGCGAAGTAGTCGCCACCCTTACTCGTGTTCCATCTTCCCGCTGCCTTACTGTCCGCTGACAGGTGCAAGTTAGGGAATATCTCATGGTAGATGTCTTGGTCTACCAGATTACGTACTTTTCGACCAAAGCCTACTGCTAGTTCGGCAGTGTGTGAGGTTTGGATAATCTTTTTGTGCGGATATTTACCCAAAAACCAAGCAGGCAGAAGATAAGAAGCAAACTCAGACTTAGTGTGACGAGGAGGCATATTGATAATAAGGCGCTTACACTCGCCCCGAGCCACTCGTTCAAATGCTTCAGCCATCTTCGCATGGTGCCGCCCGCTTATAAACGTAGGCCAAACCTGCTTCGTAAAATCTAAAAACTTGGTCTGCGCTTTTTTCTGCTTTTTAAGCTTCGCCAAATGCTCTAGTTCGGCGAGGAGCTTTTCTTGTTCTGGCTGCGACAGCAGAGGTAAGATTGTTGGTAAGTCTTTTAGTGAGATGTTATCAAACGGAGACGTTGAGTTCGTCATCTTCGGCCTCCACATCTACATCCTCAATGTCCTCACCAAGCACTCCCAACGCGTCGTCCAGTCTTGCTTGCGTATTGTCTTCAATCACGCCCAACTGATCGTCTAAAGATACCGTCTCCACCACAGTAGCATTGAGCAAGTTCTTCACTCGCTCCTTAATCGCTTTCTCTAGTTCTTCAGGGTTCTTATAGTTTATCGTTACCTCACTGCGTTCAGTGAAGATACCAATGTCGCTATGCTTACCGAGTAGCTCAAGTGCTTTCAGCTCGTACCTTGGATCGCCGCAGTCGGCAATCTCCATGAGCTTGTTAGTAATAGCTGCACGAGCTTGGGCCGCGTCCATAGCCAACTGTTGACCATAAGCGCGTAAAAAGGCAGCCGCAGCAAACGCCGTGGTCTGATTAGACAGGTTGGTGGGCTTTTTGGATTCTGCCACAGCCCGCAGGAGTTCTTTCTCCCGCTCTACGTCACCCTCACTAATATCGAGGGACGCACCTAATGATTCTTGTAGTTCTGCCGTATTTCCGGCAACAGCCATCTCTTCCAAGAGAGTGCTAGGCTTCTCTTCGGCCAAATCGTAAGGGACCTTGTGGTCCTTAGTTGGCTCCACTTTTACAGTAGGCATATGTTTTCGCAGGTAAAAATACCGAGTTGACGGCAGTGTAAGCCATTGCTCTAGTAGGTGCAAGCGTTCCGGGTACAAAAATGTATTGGTATGTATGACGGTATTTGGGGGGTATTAGTACCCATTTTGGGTATGTCGTGGGTAATAAAATCAATAAGTTACACAAACAAAAATATTTTAGAGGGATTCGAACTCGCACTTTGGGTCCTTTGACGGGGGGTGTTTCTGTGTGCAAGGGGGGTGGGGTCTGGCAAAAGTGAACGAAAAAACTAGGGGGTGGGGGTAAAAGAAGGTAATCTGATTAATTCGGCGGATTTTAGTGTCCCATGGGAATTAATATGTTGTAAGTTATTGATTTTATTGGGGGTAGGGGGTTTGGAATTCTCAAATTGTGTGGGGTACTGTGCAAATTATTATGTATATATGAGCTATGGTACCAACTGACACAAGTGGGGGGTGGGGTAGGGGTGGGGGTCGCTGCGGCTCGCTTCGGGCGACTTGTATATGTACCACATTTTGCTATTATGTACTTACGCCGATGCAATACCGCGCGGCGCAATCAACCTACAATGATGTAGGTTAAAAAGGAGAACGAAAATGCCTAAGAAAATTACTGCTACCGTACCCGCTGCTACTGCTATCGCTACTGCTATCACTAGCGCAATCGCCGCCGATATCAAAGCGAATCTAGGCGCGAATAAATCGGGCGCCGAAGTCGCGCAATCGTTTGATACGCAATTCCCCTTTACGTGGGCGCGTTTCAAGGGTAACGCGAGCGCCGCGAAGTGCGGCATGAGCGCTGCGGAGTTCAAGCTCATACGCGATGTGCGCACTGAATATCGGGACGCTTGGAATGCGGCGGGTTTGCCGAACTTCGATCGCCGCTGGCAATACGTTGCGAGCCTAAGCGTTCACGCGCCAAAGGCGGACGATACACAAGTCGCTGCGAAGACTACCGAAGCGAAGCTCGAAGAGGCGTTGCGCGCCGCATACCGACACGCGGTAACAATGGCTTGCGAGTATACGCAGCAACGCGTTGCCGATCTGCTAGACTTTCATGGCATCGAATTGAAAGACGCCGCCGCCGAATAACCTACAGTATTGTAGGTTCAACCGCCGCCCTTAGGGGCGGCATCTTTAGGAGTAAACATCATGACAATAATACCCGCCTATGGGCGCGACTATAAATCTGCAAAACAAGCGCGAGCGGATTGGGATAACGGGTTAGACTTCCAATGCGCTGTTACCCGCAAGTATTTATCTAAGCGCGACAATCTGCCCGATGTATGGATTAGATACAACAAGATGACAAAAATCGTTAAAGCATAATTTAGCAGCCGCCTTCGGGCGGCTCTTTTTAGGAGTAGTAATGATGGATTCAGAGAAAGAAGTCGCAGAGAAACTGGTAAAGAAAGCGTTAAAATTGAGAAAAGAAATTGGCGATGTCGCTACGTGGTGCGATAGAAACGAAGTCGGGCGATACGATCTCAATACGCTTATCAATAATCTTGCCGCTATGTATCAACCCGAAAGACCTACCATTAAACTGCTACGCTAACCCCCCTCGCTAGACCAAGCCCTCCCGTAAAACGGAGGGCTTTTTTGTGTCTGCCTCTCGCGAACACCCCGCGATGATAGTGGTATGATAGTACCACTGATGATAGTTGTTGCAGCTGCTGTACTACAGTTAGATGCTGCTGTACCACATTATTACACGTCACTCTTAACATTATGTTTAAGTTGCGCCTGTAAGCTGCTGAAGTACAACAATAAAGTTGTATTATTATATTATTATGCGTTTTTAGAGCGTACTCCCGTAATTCCCTGACCCTTTCTCCCTCTATGCAGAATCGAGACTGAGCCATCTAGATGAAACTATGTCGTGCTCTTTTCTTTTTAACGTAATAATATAATAATAGAAGAAAAACAACATACAACCCTTGATTCACGCGGCTTTCCGCTGTACCACATTATTATACCCTCCTGTAACAATCGCATAATAATACCGCCCGATCTGTAACATTACCTCTCCCAACTTGACAAACGTACCACAGTGTGGTACAATATACTAAATACTGGAGAATCGTACCACGCTCCCGTATAACAATAGCAACCTACATATTGTAGGTTAAGCAGGAGAACGACATGGAAACGAAGGATGCTACACACTACAGGCACCAGTTAATTCACAAGCAAGATGAGGTAGATGCCGCAAACATTAAATTGCGTCTGCTGAAGGAAAGTACGATAGAGCAGTTGACCACTGCACTGGTTCCGTTAACCGAGCGTCACCCGCCGAAGTTAGACATAGTTGAGTATTTACTTCGGGACTTAATTTGGAAATTAGAGCAAGACTAAAGAGAACCAACCTACAACTTGTAGGTTAAGCAGGAGAACACTATGGCAATATGCAGAGTGTGTAGTAAGCAGTACCACGATCAGCGCAGGGCAGCGGGATTCACAACGTGTTTGTCATGCGGTGAGCGTGAAGCGAAGCAAGCAAGGTTAGGTTGGTGTGTTGCTCAGGAATACAGTAAGGGCAACTACCAGCTGATAACCAACCCTGAAACATTAAAGACAACCAACCCGAAGAGGACGATGTGATGAAGAAAAGTAATTGGGCAGTAGGTGAAGCCTACAAGATGAACACCGCGCACGACCCACGCAAGCGCAACATTCACGACCCTGACAACCAGTACGTTTGGGCTGATGCAGATGCTGAAGTACCAGCTTGGGTGTGGGTGATGCGGGCACTAGGTGTTGTTGGCTTTTTCGTGGGCATTTATATGCTCACTTTACTCGCGTTCTTATTCTAAGGAGGACGACTGATGTATTACATTTCCAGAGTCGAGAACAACTGTACGTTATCTGTACGCAAGAAACGCTTAGGCGACTTCAAAGGTATAGAAGGTGCCCGTTACCACGTTCGTAAGTGCAGGCGCGTGGAGATGTTCGACTTCATCCCTGTTTATGAAGTAGTGGGCAACAAGCTGAAGCGCACCAATGAACTTTCCACTTTGTGGCTATAGAGGAGGACGAGCTATGAAGAAAGGATTCAAGACCTACACTAACAGTGTACCCGATGCAGATGATGTATCTGTGAATAACAAAGCAGGCATAACGCTAGGTGAGCTGCTCGCTGAGTACGATATAAACGTGCTGAAGCGGTGGGCAGTAGACCAACACCTAGAAGAAGCTGCTCAAGAAGTACCAGAAGAAAGAAAGTAAACCAACCAACCAACCTACAAACTGTAGGTTAAACCAAGGAGAACTAAGATGTTTGGAAACATAACTGACCTACCAACTTTGCGTTCATACGAGCAAGCACGAGCGCACTACGAGTCAATCACTCCGCTAAGGGGTAGCGACAACCTGCGACCGATCTGTGATACAACCAACGGGCGGCGCAAGAAGCATATGCGCATAGAGCTAAGACCCTACACAACTCCAGTGGGTGTAGTCCCTTCGGTAGCTTGCGTATTGTATGACACTGCTGTGGTTACCTTTGCAGCCAACGGTGAGGTTGTACTTGATAACGGTGGCTACGCAAGCCACACCACGCATAGCTTCATCGAGGGAATATTCTCAAGAACTTATTACGACACCTCTGTACGTGCGTACGGTAAAGGTGGGCAGACAGTCATCGAGGCGCTCAAGCCATCGGGCAAGAATGTAGCAGTGATGGACTCACGCACCCCAACAATAACCCTTATGCGCAGATCGGACGATGTGAACAGCTACTTCGAAGTCGTTGGTGATGCCGCAGTACAAGTAGGCTACTACCTGAAGCGGGCGCCGATGGGTATGCGGCGTAAGGAGGTCGAGAAGTTTACCAAGCTCGCACTTGCCGCAGCCAAGATGGTAGACCCTGCTGATTACAAGAGCGTTCCTTGGGGAGGCTACGGCACTACCGCTGCTGAGGTATACGCAATGATGACCGACCAGAACCAGTGGAACGATGCCATCGACCTGCTGATGTCTGACGCAGTTGAAATTCGCACCGATTGGACAGCAAGCGGTAACTGGGAGCGCAAGCGGAGCATAAACGCCAAGAAGCTCAAGACCAAGATAGACGACGTGCTCAAGTATATGTTCGCCGAGGACTTGTTCGAGGAGCGCGAGACCAACAATCCGCTATCCAACGAGAACGGCAAGTACCTTGAAGGCAAGGAGGCGCGCATCCTATGAAGACCATAGTGAAAGCCAAGACTCAAACCCCTGTGACTACTGGAGAAATACTAAGAGATGCAAGTGGTCGCAAGATGTACCTTCGAGGGGTGCACAACAACAAGCTGCTTGTGGTCTCGATGGACGAGCGCAAGATTCATATGACTGCGCACCCAGAACAGTTTGGGTGCTTTCTAGTGGGGGATAAGTAATGGGATACCGAAGCGATGTGACAATAGTGATGTACCCAAACAGTAGGCACAGGGATAAGTTCGCTGCGCTCAAGCTGTTCGTAGATGAGAACCTGCCCGATGAGTTCGAGGTAAGGGGGGAAGGCAACAGGAGATACCTGTATTGCTACATAGAGGGCGTTAAGTGGTACGACAGCTACGAAGAAGTCGATACGTACAACAAGCTGTTCAGTGAGTGGGACGAGATGTTCGCTGACCCTGATGACCCAAGCGTGGACAAGGGCTTTCAAGCTGACCCTATTTTTGACTACGAGTTCCTGCGGATAGGTGAGGACTATGAGGACGTCGAGTATCACCAAAGCTTCGGAGCAGACCACGCGCTTAACATGAGCCGAGAGGTTTATATAGACCTTTGAGTCACTTGACTTTCTGTACCACACTGTGGTACAATATAATTGTACGATCAAACCTTAACTGTAAGAAACCAACCTACAATATGTAGGTTACAACTGGAGAACGACAATGAGTGAATCTATCTTGAGCGAAATGAAAACCGTAAACCACAAGCAAGCGGCTGCGCTTATCCTTGCCAACCCCAACGTGCGCTACATGTTACGCGGCGAGCCAGGGGTGGGTAAGTCGATGATTGCTGAAGCTATAGCAGAGGCAACGGGTTACGACCTGTCAATGGTGGACGTACCCAACCTAGACCTTGGTGATGTGGCGATGCCTGTCATCGACCATACTGAGAAGGTCACACGCTACTACCCCAATGCGCGGTTCGGTCTGACTACGGGCAAGCCTGTGGTGATCTGCCTCGATGAGTTTACGAAGGGCGCCGATCCTGTGAAGAATATGCTTCACCCTATGCTAGAAGTATTTAGACCTAGACTAGGTGACCTCGCTATACCCGAGGGCAGCATCATCTTTATGACAGGCAACATGGACACTGACGGTGTGGGTGACGGACTCGCTCAGCATACTAGGCAGCGTGTAGTCGAGCTAGTGATGCGCAAACCGAATGCAATCGAATGGCTCCAGTGGGCAGCAGCTAATGGTATTCATCCTGTTGTTATGGCATGGGTAGACCGTTATCCGCAGGCGCTTGCGTCATACCTCGATGGTGCTAACAACGAGTTCATCTTTCACCCTGCCAACCCGCAGGACAATGTGGTCTCGCCTCGTACGCTAGAGATTGCAAGCCGTATCATTTGGCAGATGGACTACTTCGATTCGGATTCACTTATGGCTTCTCTAACAGGGGCAGCAGGTGCGCCTTATGCCGAGAGCCAAGTGTCATTCATTCGGTTCCAAGAGAGCCTGCCTTCGGTGAGTTCTATCATCACGTCGCCTGACACAGCCATGATTCCAGAGGACGTAGGCGCACGAGCAGTTCTTACGTTCGGACTGCTACAGCACGTGGAGAAGGATAACCTGAGCAATATCCTTAAGTACCTGCGCCGCATGGAGGAGGAGTTCCAAGTCATATTCTGTGTGGCTCTCGCACGACATGCCAAGAAGCAGATCGCCTTCACTAATGATGACTTCGCACTGTGGGCGGCTGACAACGAAGACTTACTGTAAACCTACAATATGTAGGTTGGAGAACAATTATGTTAGCAGACAGAAAATTCAAAGCGATCAAAATCGGACTGATGCGCTCGAAGGAGTTTGGCTTACTACGCGG